CGGAGGCAAAAGCATGAACGACCACCGCGTCGTCGGGATCCACCCGATCTATCGCTCCGGCTCCGTCCGGCGCTGGCACGCGAACCCGGACGTCCCGGCCCAGACCCTCGCCGATCATCAAGGCCGCGTCGCGCAGATCATCTTGTTCTTCTGGCCGGACGCCTCGCCGGATCTGATCTATGCCGCGCTGCATCACGACTGCGGCGAGCTTTACGTCGGGGACGTCCCGGGTCCGATCAAGGCGCAGAACACCGCGCTCGGCTTCTCCGTCTCGCAGGCCGAGAAGCAATCCCGAGCCAAGATGGGGATCCGGCCGATCGAGGAGAAGCACCCGCATCTCCGCTTTGCCGATCATCTCGAGGCTTACACCTACGTCGCGCTGCGGAACCCGCACGTCCTCGTCGAGCCGGAGTGGATCCGCGTGCTGCACGAGCTGGGCGCGATTGCCGCGAACCTCGGCGTCGCTGATCGCCTCGCCGAGTGGTGGCAGAGGTGAACGCTTGCGAAAATTGCGCGAGACGCATATGATTTCGGCAGAAGCTCGGATCAGATCCGTGCGATCGTGGGGAGAAGCATGAGCCTAATTTTCGAGAACTGGCCGATCGAGCGGCTTGTCTTTTACGCGCGCAACCCGCGCAAGAACGACCACGCCGTCGATAAGGTCGCGGCCGCGATCCGCGAGTTCGGCTTCCGCGTCCCGATCTGCGCGAAGAGCGACGGCACAATCGTTGACGGGCACCTGCGCCTCAAGGCCGCGAAGAAGCTCGGGCTTGCCGAGGTGCCGGTGGTCCTCGCCGACGATATGACCGAGGCGCAGATCAAGGCGTTCCGGCTTAGCGTCAACAAGATGGCCGAGCTGGCCGAGTGGGACACCGAGCTCCTCGCGCTCGAGATCCAAGACCTCGAAGATGTAGGCTTCGACATCGACGTTATCGGTTTCGACGCAAGCGAGCTCGCGTCATTCTCGAATGACCCTTCGAGCGACGTCGACGCGCCAGACGGCTTCGGCGAAGCCGACGAGACCGAGCTCGCGCACACATGCCCTAAATGCGGGTTTGAGTTCGATGGCTGAGTACACGATCCCGAGCGTCGCATCTCTTCGAGAGCAGACGGATCATGGCAACCACAAGTTCGAGGTCGTCTCTCTCTTTGCGGGAGGAGGTGGATCTTCGACCGGCTATCGCATGGCCGGTGGCAAGGTGCTCGCCGTCAATGAGTTCATCCCGGAAGCGGTGAAAACCTACAGCGCGAACTGGCCGACGACGAAGATCCTACCCGGCGATATTCGCAAGCTATCGGGGCAAGAGATCCTCGATCTGGTAGGCAAGAAGCAAGGCGAGCTCGACATTCTCGACGGCTCCCCTCCCTGCTCCGCTTTTTCGACCGCCGGGAGCCGAGATAAGGGCTGGGGCAAGTCGAAGAAATACTCCGACGCATCGCAAGAGAACGTCGAGGATCTTTTCTTCGAGTACATCCGGATCCTGCGAGATCTAATGCCAAAGGCGTTCATCGCCGAGAACGTCAGCGGCTTGGCGAAGGGCGTCGCGAAGGGATACCTGAACCAAATCCTCCGAGATCTCCGAGCGTCGGGATACCACGTCGAGTGCAAGGTTTTAGATGCTCAATGGCTCGGCGTCCCACAGAAGCGATCGAGGACGATCTTCGTCGGGATCCGCCAAGATCTCTGGAAGGCTGAGATGGCGAGAAATCTGCATCCAAAGCCAACAGATAGCAGGCCGACGCTCGGGCAAGCGTTGTCCGATCTCCTCCTGAACGATGAAGACAGAGCCGATACGAATATGGAGAAGTATGCCGTCTATAAACAGCTCAAACTCCTAAAGCCCGGAGAGCAGAGCAAGAAATACTTCAACCTAATCAAATCAAGGCGGGACAGTGTCGCCAATTGTATCACGGCAACGTGCGGCAATATCGGAGCGGCGAAGGTCTGTCACTGGGACAATCGAGGCTTTACGGTCGCCGAGGTAAAGCGGATCATGTCCGTGCCCGACGACTACGTTCTGACAGGTACATACCAGCAGAAAGTCGAGCGGCTCGGCAGGATGGTTGCGCCCTTTATGATGAAGGCCGTCGCCGAAAATCTACTAAGTCTGGGGGTGCTTCGTGAAAGTTCCAGCTGAAGGCGAGTGGTCATTCGACGCAGACGGCGTCGCAGATGCGTTTGACAGTCACGTTCGGGAGCAACTTCCGTGGTATGATCTTGCGACCGATGCGCTCCTTCACATCGCGCGTCACTACATCCCGGAGAACGGTTTAGTCTATGACATCGGAGCATCGACCGGAAACGTCGGTCGCGCGATCAAAGACATCCTCGACGATCGAGGCGCAAGGCTCGTCGCGATCGAGAAGTCAGAGCAGATGTCCGATCGGTACACTGGTCCGGGCGAGCTTATCACCGCAGATGCGATCGACTTCGACTTCGAGCCGTTCGACTTCGCCGTCAGCTTTCTCGCGACTATCTTTATGCCCGTCAGCAAGCGCAGAGCTCTCGTCGATAAGCTGCTCAAGCGACTAAACGACGGCGGCGCGATCGTGATGGTCGAACGCATGGAAGCGGGCGCGGGCTATATCTCGACGATCAACGCAAGGCTGACATTGGCAAACAAACTAAAGGCCGGAGCGCTGCCATCTGATATTGTCGCGAAGGAGCTAAGTCTCAGCGGCGTTCAAAGGCCTATGTCGAGACACGAGATGCCAAAGCAAGCAGTCGAGTTCTTCAGGCTAGGGGACTTCGCAGGATGGATAATCGAGAAATGAAACCGCCTCGCAAGAAGACCGGACCGAAAGGCCCGTCGAAGCCGATGACCGAAAAGGAGCTGACCCAGCTCATTTCGATGATCCGGATCCACTGCACCCGCGACGAAATCTGCTCAATTCTGGGCATGTCCGACACCACGCTCAACCGCCGGATCGCCGAGCAAGGGATCCCGGGCGTCGAAAATTTTGAAGCCCTCTATCAAAAGCACGCAGCCACCGGGAAGGCGTCGCTCCGCCGGATGCAGTGGAAGTCGGCCGAGGACGGCAACGTCACGGCGCAGATCTGGCTCGGTAAGCAGATGCTCGGGCAGACCGATCAGGTGAAGCAGCAGGTCGAATTGACCGCGCGCGTCGAGACGGTGGACTATACTAAGCTCTCAACCGAGGCCCTCCTCGAACTTTCAAACGCGATGATAGATGCAGCTCCCGAGGATAACGACAGCGGATCGTGACCTGATCGACGCCGAGCTCTGCCGTCGGTCCGTGCTTCACTTTGCGCGGACCTTCTGGCCGGTGCTCGAGCCCGGGCGCAGGCTCGTGACCGGCTGGCCGATCGAGGCGATCGCCGAGCACCTCGAGGCCGTCACGAGCGGCGAGATCCAGAAGCTCCTAATCACCGTCCCGCCGGGCTCGATGAAGTCGCTTCTCACGCGCGCTTTCTGGCCGACGTGGAGCTGGATCTCGAACCCATCGCTCCGGTATATCGGCGCGTCCTATGCCGAGGCTCTAGCCGCGCGAGACAACCGCCGGGCAAAGATGATCGTCGAGAGCGACCGCTATCGCCGCCTTTTTCCGCAGGTGCAGCTTTCGAGCGATCAGGCGCAGAAGGTCAACTTCGCCAACACCGAGACCGGCTCGATGATGGCGACATCGGTCAAGGGCCGAGCCACCGGCGAGCGCGGTGACGTCTTCGTGATCGACGATCCGCACAACGTCCTCGAGGCCGAGAGCGAGGCGATCCGGGGCGAGACGCTGCAATGGTTCCGCGAGGTCGTCCCGAGCCGGGTCAACGACCTCGATCGCAGCGCCTTCGTCTGCATCATGCAGCGCGTGCATCACGAGGACGTGGCCGCAGCGGCGATCGAGCAGGGTTACGAGCACCTCCTGATCCCGATGCACTATGACAGCACCCGGGCGCGCACGACCTCGATCGGCTGGACGGATCCACGCCGCGACGAAGGCGAGCTGATGTGGCCGGAGCGGTTCTCGCAGCGAGCGGTTGACGATCTCGTCAAAACGCTCGGACCCTATGCCTCGTCGGCCCAGCTCGAGCAGCGACCGACGCCGCGCGAGGGCGGGCTGTTCAAGGCGGATCGGATCCAGAAGATTTCGGCCGTGCCGGACGAGGAGATCGTCTGGTGCCGGGCTTGGGACTTGGCCGCGACTGATGGAGGCGGCGCATACACCGCAGGCGTGCTCGTCGGGTGGCGCGTCGAGGCGCAGCGGGTCATCATCGCCGACGTCAAGCGTGCTCGCCTCGGCCCGGAGGGCGTGCGAAAGCTGGTGGCGGATACCGCAGATTTCGACGGCGTGGCCGTGCCTCTCTCGATCCCGCAGGATCCCGGGCAGGCTGGCAAAGCGCAGGCGCGGGACTTCACGGTCCGCCTCGCAGGCTATCGCGTTCGGATCGAGCCGCAGAGCGGATCCAAGGAAACGCGCGCCGAACCGCTCGCCGCGCAGGTCGAAGCCGGGAACGTCGACATCGTCGAGGGAGATTGGAACCGAGACTTCATCGAGGAGCTTCGACATTTCCCAAGAGGCGTGTATAAGGATCAGGCAGACGCTGCGAGCTCGGGCTTTAATGCCGTCGCGCCGAAGCGGCAGAAGAAGTCCGGTCTGTTCGCGATCGGGGATCATGTGGGCAACAAGGCGAGGCCGGTCTGATGGCAAAAGCACCAACGAAGGCAACGGCGACGCGCGAGCTTGGAGCGGCCGGGAACTATGGGCGGGACGATCAGCTCCGCCCGGACGAGTTCCTGCCAAAGCTCCGAGGGTTAAACGCGACCCGGACATTCCGCGAGATGAAGGACAACGACCCGATCATCGGGGCGATCCTCATGGCGTTCGAGATGCTCCTCCGCGCGGCAGAGTTCCGCGTCGATGCGGCGAACGACAGCCCGGAGGCCGAGGAGGCCAAGACCTTCGTCGAGCAATGCTTCGAGGATATGGAAGGCACGACGGACGACTTCCTCGCCGAGGTGCTCACGTTCCTACCCTTCGGCTTCTCGGTCTTCGAGGTGGTCTATAAGATCCGGTCCGGCCGCAACACCGAGGATCCGACGCGATACTCGCAGTTCAGCGACGGCCGCTATGGGATCCGCAAGCTCGCGCCGCGCGCTCAGTGGACGATCGACCGGTTCCTAACCGACGAGAACGGCACGATCACCGGCGTGCGCCAAAGCGCGCTCTCGCTCAAGCTCGGCTCGGTGGACATCCCGGCGTCGAAGATGCTGCACTTCCGCACCTCGACCGTGAACAACGATCCCAGCGGCCGCTCGCTTCTCCGAAACGCCTTCACCTCCTACCACTACGCCTCGCACATCCAGATGATCGAGGCGATCGCCGTCGAGCGGGAGATGAACGGCATCCCGATCGGCAAGATCCCGTCGGAATACCTCGGCGAGGCGGCGACCTCAGCGCAGCAGGGCTTCACCAACGCCTTCAAGAAGATCCTCCGCGACGTCAAGTTCAACGATCAAGGTTTCGTGCTCATCCCCTCCGACGTTTACGAGAACGACGACGGGACCAAGACCTCGATCCCGATGGTCGAGTTCGACCTAATCAGCGCCAAGGGAACGCGCTCGATCCCGACCGGCGAAGTGATCCTCCGGCATCAAGAGAACATCGCCCGATCGGTCCTCGCCGACTTCCTTATGCTCGGCAGCGGCAAGACCGGATCCTTCGCCCTTTCCAAGAGCAAGACGGACCTATTCCTGACGGCCGCAAGCGGTTTCACCGAGGCGATCGCCGCCGTTCTGAACCGGCAGCTCTTGCCGCGCCTTTGGGAGATCAACGGCTTTGACCCGGACCTCATGCCCAAGATCGGGTTTGGCGAGATCGCGCCGGTGGATCTGGCCGAGCTCGGCGCGTTCGTGCGCGACATCGCAGGCGCAGGGATGCAGATCTTCCCGGACGACGACACCGAGAATACGCTCCGGCGCGCCGCAGGCTTCCCGGAGAAGAGCATGGACCCGGATCTTCTCGGGTCAACAACCCAACCACTTGACGAGGGAGTTCCCGAATGAGGTTTCAAGTCTATCCGCGCGGCATCTGGATCACGCTCGCTTGCTTCGACGTGCAAGCGATCGAGACCTCGATGTCCGGCGCGACGATGATCGTGCACGCGGCTGGCTTGCAGTTCCCGGTGATGAACGGCGTCGAGTTTATCGAGACCGACGCCTTCGCGCGTGACTTCGTCGAGATGAGCCCGCAGCGGTGGATCCGCGCCTCGGCGATCAAGTCGATGCAGCGGTTTGGCGACGATTATGTCCGGGTCGTGCTCGAGGACGTGCGGCAGTTCTTCGATCTGTTCCCGGGCGATGCTTCGCTCAAGCAGGTCTACAACGCCTTCCGGGCCAAGCTCCCGGAGGCTCCCTCGTTCCTCTCGCTGGACGTCGCCGCATGAACGCCGCGATCCGCAAGATGACCGCCTCGGACGCGGTGGCCGTCTTCTTGCGGGCTGCGGAGAAGATGGAGCCTCGCATCGCTCGCGCGTTCCTCGCCGCGATCGAGGCGATCCGGAGCCGGATCCCGGCCGAGCAGCTTGCCCGGATGATCGAGCGGCGCGACTTCGTTTCGCTCGAGAACGCCTTCTCTGCGTTCTTCACCACGGATGAGTGGGCGCAATATCGCGGAGCGATCGAGCAGGCCGTCCTCGAGGGCGTGCGCGCGACAAGCGACACGCAAGGGATCATCAACGGCGCGCAAGAGGACTTCCGCATCGCGGTGGGGCTCAACCCGCGCCTCGAGCAGTTTGCTTTGACCCTGACTTCAACCCGCGTGCGCGAGATCGACCAGAGCATCCGCGACACGCTGCGCCAAGTCTTGCAGCGCGGGCTCACTGCCGGGGACGATCCTTTTGCGATTGCCCGGCAGATCCGGACCTCGGTCGGGCTGACCCGGCGGCAGGAGGCAGCAGTTGCAAATTACGAGAAGATGCTGCGCGCCCTCGATCCCGAGGCGCTCGAGCGCAAGCTGCGCGATCGGCGCAGCGACGGATCCGTCGAGCGGGCGATCCGCAACGACAAGGCGCTCACCGAGGCGCAGATCCGGTCGCTGGTCGATCGGTATCGCGACCGTTATGTAAAATATCGAGCGAACGTCATTGGCAGGACCGAGAGCATCCGAGCGGTGCAAGGGGCGCAGTGGGAGCTCTTTCAGGATATGATTAACCGAGGCCAGATCGACGCGCGGCAGGTCCGCCGGACGTGGATCAACACGGGCGACGATCATGTCCGGAACTCGCACGTCGAGATCCCGCTCATGAACCCGCGCGGCGTTGGGCAAAACGAGAGCTTCACGAGCCCGCTCGGCCC